TTAATTTCTGGATTGTATAAATTCTCGCTGTAGATCAACTGTCATTTGCAGTTCTTCACATTTCTTGTGCAAAACACTGTTTTCAGTTTGCAACCAGTTAACTTGAGCACTTTTCTGCACAATCACAGCGCGCTGTTCTTCCAGTTGGCGGATTAACTCCGCCTCATTGAACATTGTCATGCTGCCTCCGTCCTTACAACCGGAACAGAGCAGCCTGGTAGCAACTGCACCGACGGGCCTTCGCACTGATTGCCCCATACGTCGAAACCATGTGACGACTGGCGGGCGAATAGCTCAATGCGCGGAACATCGCCCAGCAACTGCACCAGTTTTTCGCGGATGATGTCAGGCTTGCGCGAGTTTTCCATGCGCGGCGCCGTGACGTGCTGGCAGATTGACGCATCCATGCGGGCCGGTAGTTTCCCACGCACCGCAAACAGGCAGTCTTCGCTGTTCGCCCTTGTCATGTGGCCCATGCCGATCGCGCTGTTACCTTTGTGCTTATTCGTCTTGTGCCAGGTGAATCCCTTCATGGTCATCAGCTTGAAGCCCCACGATTCGACCACTTTCAACGCCTCAACCGGCTGAGTAGGAACCCACCACATTGCCAGTAGGCAATCGTCGGCGGCAAGATCCCACACTGGCAGGCGACAGATATCCAGCACGTTCATAACCGGATATTTAAATCCGGCGCCGCGCTCGCCGTCGGCTGCTTTGTCGCGGTATGACCAAGGAGGATCAGCATAAATCAGAGTGTATTTACCGTTCATGCTGCACCGCCTTCAACGCGCTTGAACTCGATGACCCATACCCAAGGGTTCGCGTTCCAGTTTTCCTGCCCATAGATCGATTGCCACAGGTAAGCGAAGGCATCTGTCGCGTCAGGATCTGGATTAGCGCAACCGCATGGTTCAGGTTCACCGCAATTGAGACAGCCACCGTCAATAATTCCTTCTGCTCGCGCATCCTCTTCGCTGATAGCGTTCAAGCGCTCCACCCGCACGCCGGTAACCTCCAGCAGAATGCGACATGCTGCGCGTGGCATATGGATAGATGGTTTCCAGCACGAACGACCATCTTCATAACCATCATCATCACCCCATGTAAAATCACCATCTGCGGCGTAGATAGCGTGACCAGAATAGTAGCCATTACCAAACGGCATCTCGTGAATGGCTGTGGCAGGTCGGTCAGGGATCCATGGCTGAATGCGACCGTCTTCATCCAGTTCATGACTCACTACGCCCCACGTCTCCCGCACCCAGATGCGATCGCCGACGGCACCGAACGGGCATGGATGCCAGAAATCGCACACATTTTCTGCATCCTCACTCCACGGCCAATGGCTACCGTCTTCGCGTTCAGCTATTTCAGTAAACCGAGTTTGCTTCCATTTGAGAGGTCTCCGCGTCTGCGTCTTCCGTCCGTCCAGCAGGGCGCGCACCATCTCTCCGTTAAAAATCATTCCGCGCTCTTTCATGCCGCCACCTTCTTGCTGTTCATCAGCTCAGCAATGCGCTGAGCCTTTAATGGGTTCTGTATGACACTTCCGCCAGGTACAAGCCACCCGCGGCGCAGAGCTGAATAAACCAGCGTGATACTGCCGACGCTGATATTGTCGTGAGGATTAGTCATACACCACCCCGCGACATCCGATCCCTGCATATTCGCCTCGGCGCAGGCCGTTACCTTTTGATATGCACTGATCACGGCGTATCGCTATTCTGGCGCGCTCCACTTCACCGACCGCTACATCCATACACAGCAACCAGAGTCGGGCTGCAATGCGGTACTGGCCTTTCGATTCACGCTCAACAGCGCGCTTTTCTACCTCTATCGCCGCCGGAGTAACGGCGACAACCTTTGAAGCCTGACGCTGAGACACATAGTTCAGGTGATACTTTTCAAGACGGGTTAATTTGCTCATCGGATCCAGCCTTCTCTGAAAATTACCGCCAGCAGATACAGCCAGGCGGAAACGGCGGTCAGGAATAAGTACCATCCTGACCATTTTTCCCAGTGCCTGATCAGCGCTGTCATGCGGCGTTACTTACTGGGCGGTAAACACGCTGATCAACCGGCGGCTTTTTTCCGGTGAACTCTGCCGGGCTGGTGGCCTGACGCTCATCAAGCCAGTTCTCAACCTCTTCAGCATTCCATGCACAACGTTTATCAGTGATCCAGAAGCGCTGCGGGAACTCGCCATTGCGCTCCATGCGGTCAATGGTGCTCATCGATACCGGCACCACTGCCATCAGTTCCTTTTTGCCAAATGCTCTTTTCATCATTACCTCTCTTGCATTTGCGGCGCGCGTGGCGCCGCAGTGGTGATTACATCGGTACTTCGTTCAGTTCGTCACAACGGATGGTGTAAACATCGGTTGCTTTTGCCAGCAGGTCATCATCACCAGCCAGTTTCTGGGCAACGTATTTGTATGCTTTGTCCAGGTCAGCCTGGGTGTTGTAGTTCATCGCCGCGCCGGAAAATGCGTGCAAAATCTCTTCAGGACCGCGATCGTCTTTATGCTGCTGACGCTCTTCCTGCTTCTGCTCTGGTTTTGAGTTGATCAGGCTGTTCATGCCCTGAGCCGTTGCCGCAGATGGCGTGATGTCGCGCTCAACACGCGGTGTTGTCTCCTGCAATTCGTCAGGGGTGTATACTCCGAGCAGAACATCAGGTGCATGCAGACGAGCCCAACGCTTAACGCACAGGTAAGCAAGCTGCTGTCGTGGATCCTGTTCCCACAGCGGAGAGTTACGGACACCTGCCTGAGCCATGCTGATGGTAAGCTCGCGCGGCTCTGCTTCGCCTTTCAGTACTGCCGATACTGTAACGGTCAGTGATGGTGATTTGTCGCTCTTGCCATTCACCTTTGACCAGTCACCATCCCAGCGGTAATTCAGGCGAGTTGAAAGCAGGTTTGAAGAAGACACGACGGCGTTAACCAGTTGTGCTTCATAGCCAAGAGTTCCGTTTACAACGTGCGTCTTCTGCGCAACAGCGAACGGGTTCATGCCCCATTGCGCCGCCTGCATGGTAACTGCCAGACAATCAGCAGGCTTTCCTGCCAGGTGCTGAGGAACGGTTGCTTTACTGTCTGCCATCAGGGTTGCGAAACGTACCAGGCGGTCCATACCCTCAGGACTGAATATTGCAGCCGCTGTCCCTACGGTAGCGCCTGGCTGTGATGTGATTGCGATATCGTTGCTCATACGTACATATCCTGTTTTCGTGCCCATTCAGGGCGTTTAATAATTTCCACGCCGCCCCATTCATCGCTGATGCGGCATTCGTGATAGGTGTTCAGATCCCGGCGGAATAACTGATGCCCGGCGTCAACATCTGGCGCATCCAGCTCGAACACGCGGACAGGGTATCGACCGCAGTCGATGGTTTCGCTCACAGCCAGAAAGAAGAATCCGTGTGGCTGCCCGGTTACTTTCAGTGCGCCTTCGCGGTACATGGCGTCCTGGACGTGGTAGCGGAATTCCTCGATGTGACGGGCAAAGCGATCCATGTCTGCAACCTTTTTCACATCGACGATCACGTTGTGCTCGTTCAGCCATTTATCCGGACGGATTCGGCACAGTTCGCCAGTATCTTCGTCATTCCAGTACATCGATGCTTCACAGTGTCCTGGCGCTTCCAGCATCCAGCGCGCCGCCGGGTGAGCCATTGCGCTGTCGCGCATCAGTTTCAGCTTCCGGCCCTGCTCGGCATCCATCACCGTCATACCCATGTCGGCAACGTCTTTCAGGAATGCTTCTTCGTCTGCTTTTCCCTGATTTGTGCGGCGGTTGAACTGTGGCGCCACGATGAAACGCTTATCGAATTCCTTCGGCTCCAGTAGCAGGCAGTGCAGGGCGGTACCCATGTCCAGTGCCGATTTTTTCTCTTCATCTTCCGGCGCTGCCTTGACCCATTTCAGAAGGGCAGGGTTCTTGGCTACCATATCCAGTTGTGACTTACTCACTCCGTCACCGTCGTGGTAGTCCTCATTGCTGATGTCGAAATAGATACCGGTATTCATGCTGCATTCCTTTTGCTGTCGATCTGGTCAGCAAGGTCAAGACGTGCGATGACGCCAGTCAATTCACGTTTGAATGACGACATCAGCTCTTCGAAATCATCACTTTCAAATGCCGCCTCCAGAACTTCATAGCGAACACCGGCACGGAGAATGGCGCGTTTGAATGACTCTTCCATTTCGCAACCAGCGACTGCTTCGATCAGCTCAACGTGGCGGTCATACAGTTCTGATGACAGCTGGTAGTCGCTGCTGAACTGAGCGGCTATTTTTTTCAGGTTATTGAATTGCTGAATGTGCATAGCCACCTCAGTAGTTGATGGTTGTTGCCGGAACTTTCCCGCGAGCGATAGCGACTACGCAGGCTTTGGCCCAGTCTTCTGGAATGCCCTGCTCGATCAGAGCCTGAACAGCAGAGGCATTAATAGCGCGACGATGCTCTACATCAGCGGCGCGCGCTGCAGCTTCATCAGCGATTCGCTTCTCTTCAGCCAGGCGAGCAGCATCTTTTGCTTCGGCTTTGCGTTGTTCGGCTGCGATAGCTTCCTGCTTTTCGCGCTCGGCACGATCAGCGGCTTCCTTCTTCTCTGCTTCAGCTTTTTGCTCTGCGGCAATACGGTCACGCTCTGCTTGCTCAGCCTTGAACTTTAATTCAGCCTCGCGACGTGCAGATTCAGCGCGTTCGCGTTCGATTTTCTCTTCAGCTTCACGCTTGGCCTTTTCTTCTGACTGGCGCTTCAACTCTTCTTCATGAGCAATGCGCTGGCGTTCTGCTTCTTCTGCTTTCGCCTTCGCTTCGCGGTCGAATGCGTCATTCATCAGCAATGCCATTTCGTGATCTGCTTCGAACTTGGCCGCCAGCTCCTGGTCGAACTTAATGTTCATCTCCAGCGCTTCGACGTGCATCGCGTTCATGGCTTCTTCTGCCTTGATGCGTTCTTGTTCTGCTTCCCATTCGGTAAGCGGGCGGCGAACTTCATCGCGCATCTCATCGCAAGCTGATACAAATCGACGAAGTTCAGCCTCAGCAGGTTTGACGGCTTCTTTCAGATGACGAAGGTAATCGCGGCCAGGCTTTTCAACTGCTGTTTTACTGCGAGAAACCTGTGCTGCCAGAGATGCAATGCGGGCACGACCTTTGGCAGTACTCAGGTCAGGAACTTCCTTAACGCTTTCGCGGATCTGTTCGAGGAACTTTTCCAGACCGTTTTCTACGTAAATACTTGGCGCCATGTCCGGCGCAATTTCGATAATTGCTAATTCGCTCACTTGCTCACCCCCATATCCATTTCTGTTTTTACCGCCAGCTTGCTGACGAATACCCAGTTCATTGCTTCACCCAGCGTGCGGAACTTCCAGCTCATCAGCCCGCAAGCTGTAACGCAGTACCAACCGTTGATGATTTTCCACTGCATACAAACCTCGCTATTACCATTTTGGTAATACTAGTAGATACAGGAAAGCCACGAAGTGGTGGTTTCTGCCTGAGCAATGCGCTCTTGTATTACCTTTTAGGTAATAATCAGATCAAAAAGTGATTGTGTCAATAGGTATGACGAGAAAAAATTACCATTTTGGTAATTGAGTGAGGCGTGAGCCTACCGCCATTGGGCAGGTAAAGCGTCAGAATGGCGGGGGATTACTTGCTTTTGTTCTGCTCAAACACGAAGTTGATGAATGAGGTGATCTTGTTTTTCTCTTCCTGTGGCAGGGCTGCATACATCCGGTGGTCATAGTCGATAACACCAGGTGAGCCGACGGGAATAATCATCTCGTATGCTTCATGCCCGAACGCGCGCGCCAGGGAGGAAAGAACGCCGATGGTTGTGCTGACTTCCGCTTTCATGATGCGGTTAACGGTGGCAGGTCCAATGCCAGCTGCAACAGCAACTTTCTTTTCGGATGTCATTTCACTGTTCTTTCTCATCCAGGCATTGAGCGTGGCGGCGGCCTGCTTCTCTACAGTCCATTCTCCATCTTCAGTGGCCGGAATAAAGATATCATCCTGTACTGCGTCCAGTTCGTGATCGACATCAAGCCAGAACTTTTCTTTGCGGGCTGCTTCTTCGATGATACGCGCGGCATTAGGTCCGATATTTTTGATACCAGTACACCACCTGTTGACCAGGTTCTGCGAACGCTTCACCCGTTCTGCAAAGCGTAACTGGGTGTCATCGAAATCCCGGCGAATGATTTCGTTAAGGTTTTTGCGTCTTATGTCATAAATACTTTTCATAGCTATTGTATTTGCCCATTTATTATTACCTAACCTTCTAAATTTAAATGAATATTACCATAAAGGTAAAGTTACCATAATGGTAATAATCATTGATTTTTTCACCAGAAAGGTAATAATTCAGATATGAATAGACAGGCTGAGATAAGCAAAATATGAGTGACGAAAAAAAATTTGATTTCAAAAAGCACTGGCTGGGGCTGTCTCCTGATGAGCGTGAAGCATTTGCAGTTGAAGCCGGTACCACCAGTCATTACATCCAGACGCACCTGACCGGTCGCCGTAAGATGCCGGGTAAGCGTCTGATGGAAGGTCTTTTTAAAGCGTGTCGCTCCCGCGAATGGACAAAGTCTAAACCTGAATTAGTGCTCTTCTTCTACGACCGATAATCCCTCTGAACCCATCAATGCCGTCATACCATGGCGGCTCCTTCCTGCATAAAACACCTTTCTGGTAATAAAAAACCATATACGGTTGATCTTTTTTTCTTCCTGCATCAAAATCATCGTAATAGTAAACGGTAATGAGGTTGTGCAATGGAGATTATTACTCGTATTGACGCTGCAAAGGCAGGTCTTAAGCGTTATTACACCGGCAAGCAGTGTAAGCATGGTCATGACAGTGAACGTTATGTTTATAACGGGCACTGCGTTACGTGCGCCATCAACACAAGCCTGCGCCGCCAGGCAGAAATAAAGCAGCTCATGGCCGAAGCCAGCCTGCAACATTCAAGCTGACGACAGGTATTTACCATGAGCAGACACGCAACAGAGTGGGCATGGAAAACAAATCCGGGCAGCTCATCACTGAAACTCATCCTGCTCTCGATGGCTGATCGAGCCGATGAATATAACCTGTGTTATCCAAGCATCGAACGCCTGGTTACCGACACAAGCCTGAATAAAAAAACGGTTCAGGCAGGGCTGATTTCGCTCATCGGTATGGGGTTAATTTCAGATACAGGAGAAAGAAAAGGGGCAACAAGAAGGGTCCGGGTTTTCTCTTTAAACATACCCAAAAACGGTAATGTTACCAAAATTGGGAGTATACCCAAAAACGGTAATGTTACCAAAATTGGGAGTATACCCAAAAACGGGAAGTTGAATGATCCCAAAAACGGGAAGTTGAATGATCCCAAAAACGGGATGCAGAACCTATCAGTTAACCAGTCATATAACCAAGAGAAGGAGAGGGGCGATAAAACTGGTGGTTTAGTACCGCCTGAACCTGACGCCAACAACGCCGTAATTAACAACTTTGTCCCTCCTGGTGGACTTGGGCAATTCGGGAAATTTGTCATGCATGAGCTCTGGTCACCATCGGATGATTTTCTCCGGGTGTCATCTCTGCAGGGTATTAACCTGGATTGCCAGCCAACACCGCAGGAGCTTGCAGAGTTCAGGGTTTACTGGATGGCCGAGGGTAAGGCTTTCCACCATGCGCAATGGGAGCAAAAACTTGCCAGACGTCTGCAGATCAGCAGACAGAACAAACTGACCTCACCTGAAAACAACGTACCGCACTGGAACAGTCCAGAGGCGTGGGAGGATTTCCTGTGAATAACGTATTTACCGCCATCCAGAACCGAGACGCTGAGGCTATGGCCCAATTAACCGGATCAGACCGTCAGTATGCAGGTAGCGACAACGTTGTGAACATTACGGCAGAGCGACTTGTGGATGCCCTGTTTAAACAGCTTAAGCAGCTATTCCCGGCAGCAGAACAGACCAACCTGAAGACTCCGGCACAGGAGACAGCGGCAAAACAGCAGTGGATCGCTGCATTCGCTGAAGGTGGTGTTCGTACCCGTGAGCAGGTATCGGCAGGAATGCGCCATGCCCGCGCCAGTGAATCACCGTTCTGGCCTTCGCCTGGGCAATTCATCAAGTGGTGCAAAGACAGCAAGATGGTGCTGGGAATCAGCATCGAAGACGTGATGGGTGAGTTTCACCGTTACGCCAAAGAGAAAAGCCTCCAGCCTGGTGGACCCGAGAGATTCCCGTGGCGCCACCCGGTCATGTACTGGATTGTGTGTGATACCCGCAGGGCGATGTATCAGCGACAACTGAGTGAGGCTGAAGTCGAGAAGCATGCGCGAAAGCTGCTGGATGAATGGTCGGCAAAAGTGGCATCCGGTCACCAGATTCCAGATCCAATACTCAGCATACAGGCCAAGCCAGAACCAATGAGCACACCACCAACAGGCTCAGGTAACGCCTATCATCCACCAGGGCGAAGTTTCGGATGCATGCCGAACGCAGCCACCCTGGGAGGGATAACACCGGCACAGTGGCTTATGGAGGAATACAGACGAGGGAAGGCAGCGGGACTCATCAAGTAATACCGGCGCAGTAGCGCATTTTTTTACATCTGGTGAATTACCAAAAAGGTAATAAAATATGCGCATTGCTATTGAAATTAACTCGTTTGTGGTTTTAAATTACCTGAGAGGTAAATCATGAAAAGGCAGTTGCAGGCGCTCGGAAGGCTCAAGACAGGCCAGATGAACAAGACGGAAGAGGCTTATGCGGCACACCTAAAGCGCATAACCGGCACTGTCGTAGCCTGGTACAAATTTGAGGGCATCAAGCTGAGGCTGGCTGATAACACGTTCTACACGCCGGACTTCGCGGTGATGCTAACCACCGGAGAGATGGAATTGCACGAGGTGAAAGGGTTCTGGACTGATGACGCCAGGGTGAAAATCAAGGTAGCCGCAGACATGTACCCATTCACGTTTAGAGCGCTAAAGCCAATACCGAAAAGCAAAGGTGGTGGCTGGAACTGCGAAACGTTCTGAAACGATGATCCTTTTGGATATCAACGTAATCAATAACTTATACGGGTAAGCGGGGGTAAAGATGGAATGCAAAGTGAGTGATCTGGTAAAGCGCGGACATGATCAGTCCGCAGAGCTGAAGGCATCATGCGGCGCCGTCGATGTGCGAGACGTGGCACAACTGATTAGCGATCTGGCAACGCAGTTGGATGTGCAACTTGCTCGTAGTAATGCTCTGGCTGCGGAGAATGCGGGGCTGAAGGAATTTGTCAAAACCTGTTTCCGTGCTGCGGCTGATGGCGCATCGCTGGATGGCGCTGATATTCAGGCCGCTGACGACTTGTTAGAAAGCGCCGCTGGCATTGGCGTGAAGGGGGAGATATGAGCAGATTGCTGTTCCAAAGTGAGAGCAAAACCATGTTGTGGGAGCCAGTGTTATATCGCGTTGACTGGCTTAATTCGTGCGAACACTGCCAGTGCAGCAAGGGGATTGAAGTTATCAGTCGCTCATTGGCAGGGACATACCTTTACGGCGGTGACCTGGTTAAGTGTCCGCAGTGTGGCAATCAGGGTGTTATCGAGGCTGATGGTGAAGGCGCTTGGGTTGAATGGGATACAGAGTGGGAGGACTAACAATGAAAACACAAATTGCAGAAGCAAAGATTCTTGATAACAACGGCACCTACTTTATCAATGGTTCCATCTTTCCTGTTTATCTCAATGAAGATGGCGACACGTACCTGGTTGAAGAGTACGAAACAGGCGAGCCGTGTGAGCACATTATTAAAGACCTGTTCGCAGACGGCGTTCTGGTTGCAGTTAATCCGATTGGTTACAACTGAGGACTAACCCATGACAACTAACAACCACCCGGCGAACGGTCCTGTATCACTCGATCGCCTGCACCAGATAAGCGAAATACTCAGCAAAGCAGCAGCACAAAGTGACGGAGGCAATCTCGGCTACGCAATGGCTGATGCTGTGAAGGTGATTGATGGAGTGATTGCATCGTTTAGTGCGGAGCCAGTACCTTGTCCTAAATGTAACGACACCGGAATGGCTGATAGTGGCGGCGTTCAGCCATGGGGAGAGCCGATACTCATCGAATGTGACTGCCGCGCCGCCATGCTTAAAGGAGATGAAAAATGACCAATAACAACCTAACAGACGAGCGTCTGAGCGTACTTATCCGTGTGGCTAGGGATTCTCTTGAATTGTATGAAATGGAGTTGCCTGTCATTGATGATGTAATGCTAGCGCTGGCCGAACTACAACAACTCCGCGCAGCCATGCTTCAGGCTGGCAACTCTCCGGTATCTCCGGATGGTTACGTACTAGTGCCGAAGAAGCTAACCGCTGAGAACGGCGCAAAGGGTGTGTTGTCCGGTGAGTTTTCAGAAACGAAATTTATAAACTGCCCAGAGTGTTTTGGTGATGATGATTGCGAAACCTGCGACGGCAGCGGAAGAATTGAAATCACCGTTCCTGTCACATGGACGACCATCAAAGCTATTTGGGCTAAAGGTGTCGAGCATTTAGCAGCAGCACCACAGCAGGAGGTGAAGTGATGTCCAAGTGCGACGCTCTGCTTTACTCCATGATAATCGGGTTTGGCGTGGCTGCAGGAATCAGGGTTTACATCGCCTGGGAATCATTAATTAATCTGGCATGGAGCGCTATCCGTGGCTAAATCCACAGCAGAACGCAAAGCCGCGCAGCGTGCCCGTCTGGCTGAAGCCGGTAACCGCAAGATGGAATTGCAACTCGACGAGCAGGAAATGGAAATGCTGGCGCGTAACTGCGCCGCCCGTCGCCCTGGTCGTGCGCCGTATGATATGAGCGAGTACATCGCGTTGCTTATCCGTCAGGATAATGCCCGCGTTCGTGTTCGTATCAAGTCAATCAGTGCTAACCGCTGCGTAAAATGCGGCGATGTATTACCAGTTAAGTCGTGTCCGTGCGATGGTGATTCGGCATGTTGGGTAACTCGTGGCTGGCATGAAACTAAATTATCAGTGTGACATGTCACGATATCGACAATAAATTGCAATGGCCGCCGACTATGGCGGCTTTGTTTTGCGTGTTACTATTACCAAAACGGTAATTATTACTTCGGTGGTAACAATGCCCGCAGAACCAAAAGCACCAAAACGAAAATCAACTCAGTACAAGCCCCTAACAGCGATGCAGGAGGCTTATGCGCAGGAATATACCAAATGCCCTGAGAATCAGACGCAGGCGGCGATTAACGCAGGGTTCTCGCCTAATACGGCAGCGGTTAAAGCCAGTGTCATGATGCGTGATGAGCGCATCCAGAAACGGATCGCCGAGCTGATGGAGGAACGCAACAAGCGTTTGCGCGTCAGTGCTGATTACGTGCTACTTCGCCTGGTGGAAATCGACCAGATGGATGTGATCGACATCCTGAACGATGATGGCACCCTGAAGCCTATCCGCGAGTGGCCGAAGATATGGCGCACCACACTGAGTGGTTTCGACCTGTCCTCTACCATCATGAACATGGATGAGACATCAATCGAGACCATCCTCAAGAAAATCAAATGGCCTGACAAGGTGAAGAACCTCGAGCTGATTGGTAAGCACGTCGACGTCAATGCGTTCAAAGAGCGCCTGGAAGTTTCCGGCACCGTCACCATTGCCGACCGCATGGCTAAGGCCCGCCGTCGCGTGAAAGAGCGGGCTGGTGGTGAAGAATGACAGCCGAAGCCATGTCGCCGGAAGAGCAGCTCGTTGAGGATATCGCCTCGTTCACGTATGACCCGCTGGGCTATGCGCTGTACGCGTTTCCGTGGGGAGAGGATGGCACAGAGCTGGCGCACGCCACAGGTCCCAGAAAGTGGCAGGCTGACGCCTTCCGCGAGATACGCGATCACCTCCAGAACCCAGCGACGCGTCACCAGCCTTTGATGCTGGCGCGCGCATCCGGCCATGGTATCGGCAAATCTGCTTTCATCTCGATGCTGATTAACTGGGGCATGTCCACCTGCGAGGACTGCAAGGTGGTGGTGACCGCCAACACCGACAATCAGTTGCGTACCAAGACATGGCCGGAAATCATCAAATGGTCGAACCTGGCTATTACGAAAGAGTGGTTCACCTGCACCGCCACAGCGATGTACAGCAACGATCCCGGTCACGATAAACGCTGGCGCGCTGACGCAATCCCATGGTCTGAACACAACACCGAGGCGTTCGCAGGGCTGCACAACGAGCGCAAGCGCATCATCGTGGTATTCGACGAAGCATCCAACATTGCCGATCTGGTGTGGGAGGTAGCTGAAGGGGCGCTGACGGACGAAGACACCGAAATCATCTGGGTGGCGTTCGGTAACCCGACGCGTAACACCGGGCGTTTCCGTGAATGTTTCCGCAAGTACAAACACCGCTGGAAGTGCGCGCAGATTGACAGCCGCACCGTGGAAGGCACCAACAAGCAGCAACTGCAAAAGTGGGTGGACGACTACGGCGAAGACAGCGACTTCGTGAAGGTTCGCGTGCGCGGGATCTTCCCTGATGCGTCTGAAAACCAGTTCATTCCGTCTGGCCTGACTCAGCCAGCTGTTGGCAGGGTTATTACTCCGGCACAGGTTCAGCACGCTGCTGTAGTTCTTGGCGTCGACCCGTCTCACCAGGGTAAAGACCCGGCGGTTATCTATCTTCGGCAGGGACTGCACTGTAAGAAACTCGGGGAGTGGCAACGCACCACTGACGACGTATTGTTTGCCAAAATAATTGCCGACTTCGAGGACCAGTACCAGGCCGATGCTGTGTTTATCGATTACGGGTACGGGACCGGGCTTAAATCAGTTGGCGATAACTGGGGGCGAAACTGGACGCTGATTCAGTTCGGAAGCGGTACCGCGGATCCCGAGATGGGCAATAAGCGCGGGGAGATGTACAAATCAGCCCGCGACGCACTGAAGCTTGGGGCGCAACTGGATAGCCAGAACCTTGCCGATGAGCTGAGTGCGCCGGAGTACAAGGTCAGGCTGAAGGACAGCAGGAAGATTTTGCAGGACAAGGAAGAAGTCAAAGAGTTGCTTGGCAGATCCCCGAACGATGCCGACGCCTACGTGCTGACATATGCCGCGCCGGTCACCAAAAAACAGTTTAACTATGGGCAGCAACAGAGCCAACAGGGCAAGGCTCTCACAGAGTACGATCCCTATGCATGAAAAAGCCCGCGCATCGGCGGGCTAGTTGTGACGTGTCACAGTCTTACATCAGCTCTTTCCAGTCAACCCATTTTCCCGTTCTGCGTTTAACTTCTTCCCTTTTGAGAAACAACAGTTCTCTGCAGCGCTCGCATCCGTCAAAATCATCAGAATTATTCTTGAAATTTTTTGCTCTGCGATACGTATAAATCCCGCAAACACAACGAGCAACATAGCGAGCCCCTTTATTTTTTGCTCCCTGTGTGACCGCGAGACCAATTATTGTCAATCTCCCGCTCTTTCTTCCGATCATTGCTTGCACTTCGCGTCGTTGTTGCGGGTTTTTAATGTTATATGCAGGAAATACTGGCAACGGAAGATCGCTGTCACCAGTTTGAATAACTTTATTTGGCGTCCAATCAACGCCCTTACCAACAACTCTCGCAGCAACCCGGTCAACCGGAAGGCGCTTCATGTCGAACAGGTCTTTACTCATTCTAATCACCTTAAAAAAATGCCCGGACGAACCGGGCGAAATGGAAGCAAGGGTGCCTTCCATGGCTTACGGGTTTACAGCGCAACGTCATCGCAATGGCGTTCTGGTGTAAAAGTGACGGTGGTCAGCATCAAGGGAAACTGCCACCGCCAAAGGCTACACAGCATTGTTCTTATGGGCGCTTCATCACGGTCCTAAGGCGTGATTGGGTTGTGGTGCAGGATTCGAACCTGCGCGGCGATCCTTTCGGAACCCATTCCCCGCCCATGCAGCAATGGCAAGCATGGATGGAGCTCTAACCTATCTGAGCTAACCACAACGAAGAGAGCACTGCGCCTGTATCGGTTATCGTCATGGGATTAACCGGTCACCCCAATGCTATCATCGTTGCATCCTCGTCTCTTCCGAGGTGTCACACCGTATCGCCACGATGGTGAATCGTCTGTCCGTGCTTACCTAACACTGGCTTGCACATTCCGGCTACCCGGCTGGGGAAGTAGCATCAAGGGAACCCATCCGGACCGCTGCGGCACATGTGCCATATGCCGTACTGCTACACACCTGAAAGCGCACTCCACCGTTTGGATTTAACGACCAGGCTCAAAGGTCATTCACTGAAGCGCGCTTTTAGTTATGTGCGGAGATGATGCTCCGCTTATCCACCGCCTTTACTTTTAAGCCCAATTTATTGCTGCGGTACTCCGGGCTACTGCACAAGCGGTTACATAACCACCTCCGCAATTCATCAATTCAACACACGAACCAATTACCTAAAAGGTAATATCTGATGTTATAAGTGTCAATATCCTACGCTAAATAAATCATATGTGGTTAAATTGGTAATAATTTAATTGCGTACGGAGCTATTGCTATGTGTATCGGCAGCAAGCCATCAGTGCCAGCAGCGCCAGAAGTACAGGCTGCGCCACAGGAGCAGGATGCAGCAGTTGTCAGTTCTCGTGACGACGAAGAGCGCCGCCGCCGCGCAGCAGCAGGGCGCAGCTCTACTCTGCTGACTGGTGCGCAGGGTGACACTTCAACCGCAAACACCAGCGGTAAAACGCTGCTTGGTCAGTAACGGAGTAGGCAGAGATGGCGGAAACCGAAAAAGAGCGCCTGCTGAAGCAGCTCGCACAGCTGAAGAATGAGCGCACATCGTTCGAATCGCATTGGCGTGATCTTAGTGACTTCATCAATCCGCGTGGCTCCCGCTTTCTGACATCTGATGTAAACCGTGATGATCGCCGTAACACCAAGATTGTTGATCCCACTGGCTCAATGGCTCAGCGAATTCTGTCCAGCGGCATGATGTCAGGCATCACCAGTCCGGCACGACCGTGGTTCAAACTGGCAACGCCTGACCCTGACATGATGGACTATGGCCCGGTGAAAATCTGGCTGGAAGTCGTGCAGCGCCGCATGAACGAAGTGTTCAACAAATCGAATTTGTATCAGTCACTGCCTGTTATGTACGCAAGTCTGGGTACTTTCGGCACCGGCGCTATGGCTGTTCTGGAAGATGACCAGGACGTGATCCGCACAATGCCTTTCCCTATTGGCAGTTACTACCTGGCTAACAGTCCGCGCGGTAGCGTAGACACCTGCATTCGCCAGTTCTCCATGACCGTGCGCCAGATGGTGCAGGAATTCGGTCTGGATAACGTCAGCACATCCGTAAAAGGCATGTGGGAAAACGGCACGTATGAAACGTGGGTGAAGGTTAACCACTGCATCACACCTAACGTCAACCGCGACAGCGGGAAGATGGACAGCAAGAACAAGCCTTACCGCTCTGTCTATTTCGAGTCTGGCGGCGACTCCGACAAGCTGCTGCGTGAATCCGGATTTGATGAATTCCCTATTCTGGCGCCGCGCTGGGAAGTGAATGGCGAAGACGTTTACGCCTCATCTTGCCCTGGTATGCTGGCACTCGGTCAGGTTAAAGCACTTCAGGTTGAGCAGAAGCGCAAAGCTCAGCTGATCGATAAAGCCACTAACCCGCCGATGGTTGCCCCAACATCGCTCAAGAATCAGCGTGTTTCCCTGTTGCCTGGCGATGTGACATATCTCGACGTGTTGACCGGTCAGGATGGTTTCAAACCTGCATACCTGGTAAACCCGAATACCGCCGACCTGCTGGCTGACATTCAGGACACTAGGCAGACCATCAACAGCGCCTACTTCGTTGACCTCTTCATGATGCTGCAAAAAATCAACACCCGATCTATGCCGGTGGAAGCGGTGATCGAGATGAAGGAAGAGAAACTGCTGATGCTTGGCCCGGTGCTTGAGCGCCTGAATGACGAAGCGCTTAACCCGCTTATCGATCGCGTGTTCTCAATCATGGCCCGCAAGAACATGTTGCCCGAACCTCCTGACGTTCTTCAGGGTATGCCGCTGCGTATCGAGTACATCTCTGTGATGGCTCAGGCTCAGAAATCTATCGGCCTCACCAGCCTGTCGCAGACAGTTGGATTTATCGGGCAACTGGCGCAGTTCAAACCTGAAGCGCTCGACAAGCTTGATGTGGATCAGGCTATCGACGCGTTCTCTGAAATGTCAGGCGTATCGCCAACCGTCATCGTTCCGCAGGAGCAGGTACAGGGTATTCGTGAAGAGCGAGCTAAACAGGCTCAGGCGGCACAGGCAATGGCTATGGGTCAGGCGGCAGCGCAGGGGGCCAAGACTCTCAGCGAAACGCAGACCAGCGACCCGAGCGCATTAACTGCTATCGCTAATGCAGCAGGAGCACCGCAGCAATGATGGATATCGACGACGAAGGACGCAAAGCAGAGCTTGACGCCAAACAGCAACTTCTGGCTCAGCGTGATATCGACGACATCAAGTTCGTTATGGGTAGCGAGCAAGGCCGCCGCGTTATCTGGTCGATGCTGGAGAGGGGAAAGGTGTTCTCACCATGCTTCGCTGGTGATTCGCACTTAACTGCATTCAACGAAGGGCAGCGCAACCTGGCACTGGCATTGTTTCAGCGCGTCATGGCGCACTGTCCTGAACAGTATCTGAAAATGGCCGCTGAGTCTCAGGAGAAAGACAAATGATCCGTAAACGCATGATCAGGCTGAGAAACGATGGTAACTCGACCATTGCAGACTTTTATGCAGTGGATGAAGAGCCGCAGACATTTCAGATGGACATATTTAACTGGACTGGATCTCAGGTTGTGGCTGATGCCGCTTTTCAGAACTTCTTTTCACTTTCCGGGATCGTTAAAGCTGCTGACGGTAACGCGAATCTCAGCATCAATTCGGGAAATCTTATATTCCCTGCTCAGGAAGCGCCGAGCCAGGTTCTTTTCAGTACCCGTATTAACGGTACCGTTGGTGGTGCGTCAGGAACGGCAAGGGAATGGATGATTCAGACCAGGCGCCCAAATGGCGACATCGTCGGATCCGAGTCAAGCGTGAAGGTGAACGGAACCAGCATCAGTAACCGTGACGATGTACTTGCCAGTTTCACCATGAATGAACTTGATCCGTTCACCGTCAGCGGAATTCAGGTCGGCCTTTCAAATGAATCAGGCCAGACCATCACGTTGACCTCTGTATCTGTCAGGGTTCAACGCGTCATCAGCATTGATTAACAAGAAGGTAACGTATGAATTTATTTGATCGTTTGCTGCATCGCCGTCTTTGCAATGAGCAACCTGCTGATGGTGGCGCAGCTCCTGCTGCATCTGAACCCGCAGCATCAACTAGCGATAATCCGGCACCAGCTGGCGATCCGGCTAAACCAGAAGGCGATAAGTCACAGCCTGGCACTGAAAGCGACAAGCCTCAGGACGACAAGCCTATCGATGGCGATAAGCCAAAAGAGGAAAAGCCTGGTGAAGACAAGGATAAGAAGCCGGAAGGCGCTCCGGAGAAATACGAGTTCAAACCAGCTGAAGGTCAGGAACTTGATGCTGCCGCTCTGGATCAGTTCGAGCCTATCGCCCGCGAACTGAACCTGACTAATGAGCAGGCGCAGAAGATGGTCGATCTGTACGGCACCAAGATTATGCCAATGGTCCAGCAGCAGCAGGCGGAAGCCTGGCAGAAAACCACCGAACAGTGGGCTGCTGACGTTAAGGCGGACAAGGAAATCGGCGGAGACAATCTCACCGGTAACCTGAGCGCGGCACAGCGTGCTCTTGCTCAGTTCGGTACACCTGAACTGAAAGAATATCTGGAAGGCACCGGCCTGGGTAATCACCCTGAGCTGGTTAAAGCCTTCATAAAAGTCGGTAAGGCCATGTCAGAAGACGGCATGGTAACCGGGAAAGAAAGCGGTCAGCGTAGTGCTGCCGAAGTGCTCTATGGCAAATAAGAGAGGAAATAACCATGGCTGTTAAAGGCTTAACTGCGCTGACGCTGGCAGACTGGGGCAAGCGCATCGACCCGAACGGGAAAGTCGATAAGATTATCGAGCTGCTTTCCCAGACCAACCCAATTCTTCTGGACATGATGATCATGGAGAGTAACTCTCCAACAGGTCATAAAACCACTGTACGCACCGGGCTTCCAGATGCGACGTGGCGTCTTCTGAACTATGGCGTACCTAACAGCAAAAGTACCACTGCTCAGGTGACTGATACCATGGGTATGCTGGAAACCTATGCCGAAATCGATAAGTCTCTGGCCGACCTGAACGGTAACACCGCTGAATTCCGCCTGTCTGAAGACCGGGCATTCCTTGAGGCGATGAACCAGAAGATGGCTCAGACCCTGTTCTATGGTGATACCAGCGTTAACCCACAGCAGTTTATGGGGCTGGCGTCTCGTTATTCCAGCAAATCAGCAGGTAACGGTCAGAACATTATCGACGCTGGCGGCACTGGCACCGATAACACTTCTATCTGGCTGGTTGTGTGGGGTGAAAACACCGTTCACGGCATCTTCCCTAAAGGACAGAAAGCTGGTCTGCAAATGCAAGATCTCGGTGAGCAGACTCTGCGTGATGCTGCTGGTGGTCAATATCAGGGCTATCGCACTCATTATAAATGGGATAACGGCCTGACTCTTCGTGACTGGCGCTATGTAGTACGTATCGCCAACATCGATGTAAGCGATCTGTCTGTTCCTGCCTCTGCTGCAAACATCGTCACGCAGATGGTTAAAGCGCTGCACCGCGTTCCTAACCTGAAGATGGGCCGTGCGGCTTTCTACATGAACCGTACCGTTGCCCAGGCTCTCGACCTGCAATCTCTGGATAAAGCTTCTCTGGCTCTGTCCGTCAAAGAGACAGAAGGCGAATGGTGGACCACTTTCCGTGGCATTCCTATCCGTGAAACCGATGCGATTCTGGAAACAGAAGCGCGAGTTGTTTAACGCCTGTTATTAACTGATGGGCCTTAACCGGCCCATGAATGGAGAAAGAAAATGATCCTCGACAAACTGTTGATGTTCTCCGAAGCGCAGGCGGTTACGGCTTCCGCAGCTTCTACTGATGTAATCGATCTCGGTCCAATTGACGGTACCCGTCGTGATATCGGAGTTGGTTACCCGCTGGAGTTCTGGGCAAACGTGAATACCACTGCAACCGCAGGAGGTGCTGCAACCCTGAACGTTCAGTTGCAGACCAGCCCGGATAACTCCACCTGGACCACGCTGTACGATAGCGGCACGTTGGCGCTAGCGGCGTTGACTGCTGGAAAGCGCCTGTTTTCCGCGAAAGTTCCGGCAGGTGTCCAGCGTTATCTGCGTGTTAACTATGTGGTCGGTACTGGTCCGCTGACGGCCGGTGCTTTCACCTCGGGAATTAACCTGGATGTTGATAACAACAGCCCGTACTACCCGATTCGTTCAAAAGTGACTGGCTAAGGGGATAGCGATGTCAGGTGAAAAAGCAAGATACCGCGTCCTGCGTTTATCTCACATTCATAACAACCTCTGGCCAGAAGGCTCTGAAGTTGAGTATGACGGCGAACCAGGTACGGCGCTGGAGCCACTGAACGATGCGGCGAAATTGGCAAAAGAGATCGCCGAAAAGCGTAAAGGAAGATCGGCTTCTGTAGTTATCAATGTTCCATCTCCAGCTGCGGTTCATCAAGTAGTGGAGGAAGTGAAATCTGATGGCACTGGCGCGGTAAGTGAAGACCTTACTCTGCTTCGACAGCAGTATGAGGATTTACTAGGCAAGAAGCCGGGCAATAAAACGGCTGAAACTCTGGCAAAAGAGATCGCCGAAAAGCGTGCCGAACTGGGCGTCTAAGCCTCGCTAATCAAACAAGGGGCTTCGGCCCCTTTATTGCAGGAGTCCGTTATGGATCTGGTAAACCTCAAAACCGGCACCGACACCTATCAGGATGAGGAGGGTAAAACCCAGACTCGTGATGATTATCCGTGGGGCCTTTGCATTGAATTGAACAACGAGACGTTAGCCAAGCTAAAGGCAGCACCTCAATCTGCTGGCACTGAAGTAATGATCACCGCAAAGGCAACTATTCGCTCAACTTCTACCCGCGAAGCGGAAGGTGGAATGCAGCATAACGCCAGTCTGCAGATCACTGATATGGCGCTCAGTCCAGTATCAGGCGAGCAACCGAAGTCAGCAGCGCAAACTCTCTACGGTGGGGAGGATGATTAATGGCTTCTGTTATCGAGATCTGCAACCGCGCGCTGAGCAATATCGGCAACAGTCGTAGCATTAACAGCCTGAATGAAGCCAGCAAAGAGGCCGGGCAGTGCTCCCTGCATTTTGATGCATGTCGTGATGCTGCTCTGGCTGACTTCGACTGGAACTTTGCTACCAAACGCGTGGCGCTGGCTGATACCAATAACCCGCCTCCTGACTGGCAGTACGCTTACCAGTACCCATCTGATTGCGTCCGTATAACTGAGATCATGCCGACCGGCATACGTAATCCTACCGCTGCGCAGCGCATTGAATATGTTGTCGGTTCCAATGAGGAACTGACAGGTAAGCTCATTTACACCGATCAGCCGAAAGCGTGGTTGAAGTACGTGGCGCGGGTTACTGACGTCAATATGTATGATGCCATTTTTATGGAGGCGCTTTCCTGGCGTCTGGCTGCTGCAATTAATATGGCGCTGACCGGTAGCGCAGATCTCGGTAACAATGCACTGACGATGTACAACCGTGTGATCCTGAGCGCTGGCTCACATAGCCAGAACGAATCACAGGAGCCACAACCGCCGGTAGATGAGTTCACAGCAGCGAGGTTGTCATAATGGCTTTTAGCTGGATTCAACCGAGCTTTGCCGGTGGTGAAATTGGTCCGTCACTGTATGGCCGCATTGATATGTCAAAGTATCAGGTGGCACTGCGCAAGTGCGATAACTTCATTGTTCGCCAATATGGCGGTGTAGAGAACAGGCCAGGTACGCGCTTTGTTGGTCCTGCTAAATACCCTGATCGCAAGTGCCGGTTAATCCCGTTCCAGTTCTCGACCGTACAGACCTATGCTCTGGAGTTCGGGCACAACTATATGCGCGTTATCAAAGACGGCGAGTATGTTCTGACGACCAGCAATGTGATTTATGAGCTGGCGATGCCGTATGCTGACACTGACCTTTTCCGTATTAAATTCACGCAGAGCGCCGACGTTCTGACGCTGGTGCATCCCGCATACCCTCCGAAAGAACTGCGCCGCTATGCGCACGACAACTGGCAGATCGTCGATGTCACCACCAAAAACGGGCCGTTCGAAGATATCAACGTTGACGATACTGTGAAGGTCTACGCCAGCGCCAGCACCGGAACAATTACACTAACGGCCAGTTCTGCAATCTTCGGTGCTGAACAGGTAGGAAAACTGTTCTATCTCGAGCAGCCCGCGGTTGATTCCGTCCCAGTATGGGAAACCAGTAAAACCACAGCAATAAACGACGTTCGTCGTGCAGACAGCAACTACTACCGCGCGAATACTGCAGGTAAGACCGGGACCCTTCGCCCGTCTCACACTGAAGGTATGTCTTGGGATGGATGGGGCGGTACCGGATCAGATGATACCGGGATCCAGTGGGAGTACCTGCACAGCGGTTTCGGCATTGCAAAAATAACAGCAGTGTCTGGCGATGGCCTCACAGCAACTGCCGATGTGGTTTCGTTCATTCCATCTCAGGTTGTTGGATCCGCTAACGCCAGTTATAAGTGGGCGAAATATGCGTGGAACAGCGTTAACGGCTACCCTAGTACCGTTGTTTACTACCAGCAGCGCCTGTACTTTGCCGCGTCTACCGCATATCCACAAACCATCTGGGCAAGCCGCACCGGAGACTATAAAGACTTCGGTAAGAACAACCCTATTCAGGATGACGATCGCATCATCTACACCTACGCAGGGCGTCAGGTGAATGAGATCCGTCACCTTATTGATGTTGGTAACCTGGTCGCTCTGACATCTGGCGGGGAATATACGATATCCGGGGACCAGAATAAGGTCCTCACGCCATCGGCGTTCTCGTTCAGCTCTCAGGGGAATAACGGATCAAGTAACGTACCACCTATCGCCGTGGCCAATATCGCGTTGTTCATCCAGGAGAAAGGCAGCGTTGTGCGCGATCTGGCCTACTCTTTCGACGTTGACGGATATCAGGGAACTGACCTGACCATACTGGCAAACCACCTGTTCCAGAAGCATAGCATTGTCGACTGGTCATTCTGCATTGTGCCGTACAGCAGCGCTTTCTGCATTCGGGATGACGGCAAGTTGCTGGTGCTCACCTATCTGCGCGATCAGCAGGTTTTCGCATGGGCACCACAATCCAGCTCCGGGAAGTACGAAAGCACATGCTCAATCAGTGAAGGCAGCGAGGATGCTGTTTACTTCGTGGTTAACCGTAATATCAATGGGCAGACCGTACGTTACATCGAACGCCTTTCCAGTCGCCTGTTCACCAATGATGAAGACGCATTCTTTGTAGACTGCGGACTGAGCTACGACGGGCGCAATACATCATCACGCACAATGACCATCAGTGGAGGCACCGGTGACTGGAACTATCAGGTTGATTACCCGGTTACAGTAAGCGGTGGTGCGTATTTCGTTAATACTGATGTAGGCGCTCAGATTCAGTTCCCATATACCGGAACAGATCCAGACACCAACGAACCGGTGGCTAAAGAGCTGCGAGGCGATATCATCTCTGTAACCAGCAATACCGCGGTTACCGTCCGATTCAATCGAAACGTGCCACCTGCGCTTCGCAATGTGGCCACAACTAACTGGCAAATGGCGCGCCAGACATTCAGCGGACTGTCGCATCTCGAAGGCCAGACAGTCAACATTCTTTCAGACGCGAGCGTTGAGCCTCAGAAGGTTGTCACTGGTGGCTCAGTCACGCTGGAGTCACCAGGTGCAGTTGTGCATATTGGATTGCCTATCACCGCTGAATTCGAAACACTGGATATCAACATCAACGGGCAGGAAACACTGCTGGATAAAAAGCAGGTCATTCCTACTGTCACGATGGTGGTCAACGCAAGCCGTGGAATCTGGGCAACAACTCCTGGCGGAACCTGGTATGAATATCCGCAGCGTGAATTTGAGTTCTACGACGATCCTGTTGATGATGCTACAGGCAAGGTTGAAGTGAAACTCGACAGCAACTGGGATAAAAACGGACGCGTTAAGGTTCGCCAGCTTGACCCACTCCCGCTTTCTGTTCTTGCTGTATTGCCTCGCCTCACCGTCGGAGGCTTCTGATGATTAAAGCTCAGATCGTACCCGCTACAGCAGAGCATATCGAAGCCATTATTCCGCTTGTTCGCCAGGCTGATATCGATGAGTTTCTGGCAACCAACGGTTGGAGTCCGCGCCGCGTGCTGGAGACCGGTCTACGCACGTCAACATTTTGCTGTGCCGGATTGATTAACGGTGAAGTAGTGACTGTCTTTGGCGTAGCACCGGCATCGATGATCGGCGGCAGTGGTATCCCATGGCTGGTGGGCACTGACGCGCTGGAGAAATACCAGCGTACTTTCCTGCGTCGGTGCGGAAAAGTGGTCAATGCAATGCTGACTGTTTACCCGTATCTTGAAAATTATGTTGATGCACGCAACCACACAGCGCGCATCTGGCTTCACTGGCTGGGATTCACCATCGATGAACCTCAGCCATACGGCATTAAAAACCTACCGTTTCACCGTTTCCACATGGAGAGAAAATAATGTGCAGCCCGGCTATCGCTCTCGCTGGCGCCAGTGTCGCATTAAGTGGCGTTTCAGCATACAACCAGTACCAGCAAGGTAAGTATTCGTCTGCTGTAGCCGAGCAAAATGCAGAAGTGGCCACGGCACAGGCACAGGATTCTATCAACCGTGGTAATGCTCAGGCTGATGAGGTTCGTCGTCGTAACCGCCAGGCTGCTGGCACCCAGGCGGCAACCATGGGCGCAACTGGCGCAGATCTTTCCACTGGTGGAGCGCTTGATATCTTTGGCGATACAGCTCAGTTTGGCGCGCTTGATGCGCTGACTACGGTTAATAACGCTCAGCGTGAAGCATATGGCTTTCAGGTTCAGGCTGAAAACTACAAAGCTCAGGCCAGCTCAGCACGCAAGCAGGGGAATATGGGCGCATTTACCACACTGCTGACTGCTCCACTTCAGGCATACGGCGCTTACCAGATGGGCGGCGGAACGTGGTCACCATTCACTCAAAGCAAAGCGGCACCGATCAGCGCTGCCATCGGCACACCAACCGGTCGATAAGGAGACATAGAAATGCCAACAGTACCAACAGTCACCGGTCGTCAGGTCGAAAGCAGAGGGTTTCAGTCTCCTGGTTTTCAGGCATTCGATCAGCCAAATATCGGAGATGCCCTGACGCAGGTTGGTGGTAAAGCACTTGATGTTTTTGCTCAGGCAAAACAGCGCGCGGATGTTGCTCAGGCTCAGGATGCATCATTGCAACTCAGCCAGATTTCCAGTGATCTGCTAACCAACCCGGATACCGGGCTTCTAAACATGCAGGGTAAGAACGCTCTTGGCAAGGGGCAGGTTTATACCCAGCAATTCGATGCTCAGGCAGAGCAGATCGCGATGACATTGCCGGAAGGTGCCCGGGCTGGATTTATACAGCAGGCTCAGCAGCAGCGCATTCAGTTCACCACCCAGGCTGGCAGGCATGAGATAAGCCAACTCAATGCCTATGAAGAAGGTCAGTTCCAGGCGACTCTGGCGAACAACGGAAAACTGGCTGCTGCCGCCTATGGTGATAATGCCAATTATGTTCTCTACAACCAGCAGACTTTCCAGCAGATCGAAGATTATGGCTCCGCTCATGGCTGGAGTTCTGAACAGATTCAGGCCAAAAAGATTGAGTTCAAAGAGAAGGTCGCCGATGCTTCCCTTTCTCAGTGGTCGGCAAATAATTCGATCGAGTTCATCCAGAGCAATGGCGAGTTAAGCGATACAGTTACTGGTTCCCGCCGTGCAGTATCAGAAGGTGGTTCTGGTGATAGCGCCCGTGGCATTCGCAACAACAACCCAGGAAACCTCGAATACAGCAAAACCAATCCGTGGGTGGGCCAGACCGGTGATGATGGTCGATTTGCAAAATTCGAAACGCCAGAACACGGCATTCGGGCGCTTGGACGCAACCTGCTGTCATACCAGAGACAGGGTATTGATACTGTAAACGACATCATTAATCGCTGGGCACCGCCGTCTGACAATAACAACACTGACGCCTATATTCAGGCAGTATGTGCTCAACTCGGTGTGACGCCTGACCAGCCGCTTGATGCCTCAAACCCTGATACGCTAAAGGCTTTGTGTGCCTCCATTATCCAACATGAGAACGGCAGTCAGCCGTACAGCGATCAGCAACTTGCTACCGGTGTTAGCGCGGCAATTGGCCTCTCTCAACTTCCAACCAGCACAAAGCGCTATACCGGCAATGCGGCATTCGATGCAGCATCTCCGGAGGCCCAGGCGACATTCCTTCGCCAGGCTGACCAGATCCGTAAACAGCAGCAGGCTGAATACCGCACCAATATCGACAGCCGCGTACGCGATGCCAGCGCGGCATACATGCGCGGAGTTGATTTCCCGAACGCGCCTACGCAGAACGACTTCCTCGCCGCCTACGGCGTGCGGGAGGGAAATCTACGCTATACCGAGTTTCGCAACACGCAGATCGCAGGGCAGTACATAGGATCGTTTCGCAACATGCCGACCAGCAGCATTCAGGCAGCAGTAGAAAATCTGAAGCCAGATACTGGTGAAACTGGCGAAGGATATGCAGCGCGCGCCCAAACCTATGACGCCGTTGTCTCTGCTGCCAGTACTGTTCTTGCGCAACGTAAAGCAGACCCAATTCAGTTTTCACTTTCTTCCGGTCAAACAAAGCCTATTGATATGACCAACCAGAACAATTTCGGCCAGACGATTTCCCTTCGGGCTTCTCAGGCTGTAGATCTGGCTAAGTCATACGGTACGCCGCTGACGTTCTTTTCCAAAGAAGAGGCGAATCAGATCGGGGCTTTCTTCCGCGATGCACCAGTTTCTCAGCAGACTGCATATCTCGACACCATTCGGCAGAGCACCGGGGGCGGTCAGGTATATATGTCAGCGCTTCAGCAGATAAGCACCAATGCGCCATCAGCAGCAGTAGCTGGGATCCTGATGGATAAGCCAGGAGGAGTGGTAGCTGAGAAAAACTGGTTTAACCCTGATGTTTCTGTATCACCAGAAACAGCAGCGCAAACCATCCTGTCCGGTGCCGCGGCTCGTAAAGGAACTGATGATGCTAAGGGCATACCAATGCCGAAGGATAACGATCTGCGACTAGAGTTTTCTGACATGGTGAAGGATGCGTTTGCCGGTGACGCGCAGGGTGCATCAATGGCCTATGAGATAGCAAAGGACTATTACGCTGGGGTGATGGCGAAGAAGGGTGTGGTTTCGGGTGAAGTTGACAGTGACACATGGAAGCAGGCTGTTAACGTAGCTACTGGTGGCGTGCACGATTATAACGGCATGGGAAGTGTTCTTTTGCCTTGGGGGATGTCTGCCGAACAATTTGATAAACAAGTTGATCAGGCATGGAAAACTCAGGTGACTGGCGCAGGAATTAAAGCACCGCCAGGCCAGTACGGTCTGCAAAGCTATGGAGATAGCCAGTATCTGGTGAAACTCGGCACTGGGTATTTGCTGAAAGATGATGGAACTCCTGTCGTCATCGACCTTACCCAACAGCGCCAGAGATTCTCAGAGGGGATCCCGCAATGAGTTACTTTGGTCTCAACGCAGTTAACCAGAATCAGCAACTGGATGAAGCGGCATCTAACCCAGCAGGGTTTAATACCGATGTCGGTTTCTTCGATAACTCAGGTACTGCTGCTGTTTCGGGCCTTTACTCTGGACTGGTTGCCAAACCAGACCAGCTTCTTTGGGCTGGAATGGATAAGATCGTTTCACCCATCGCTAAGTTTGTTAACGAAAACACTTCCATCAATGATACATCGGCTGAATACATCGGCGAACAGCGAAAACTCGCAGAGCAGCAAGTTAAGCGCCTGACTCCTGACGCCGCCACAACAGGAACTGCTGGTCAGGTACTGAATGGTCTGTTCGATATGGGCGGGCAGGCTGTCGTTGGTACGCTGCTGGCCGGTCCAGCCGGTGGTGCTGCTGCCGTCACTGCACTGCAGGGCTTCTCTGAGTTTGAGAAATTGACTGCTCAGGGCGTAGATTTCAGGACCGCTCAGGAAGCTGGTCTGGTGCAGGGTGTCACTGCTGGCGCTGGTACATTGATCCCTATGAGCCTCGGTCTGCGCGCTGGTGGTGCGCTGGCAGAAAGTGTTGGCGCACAACTAGCGAGGACAGGTGAAAGTGCTGTGCGTAATGTTGCAGCTACTGCTGTTCGCGCTGCTCCAGATATCGCATACGCAGCCGGAACTAACATTGCCTTTGGGATGGCCCAGCGTGGGCTGACTGCAAAGACGCTGCGTGATGGTGGTTATAACGAAATGGCGGCTCAGTACGATGTGTTTGATCGCCAGTCTATCGCCATCGATGCGGTTCTTGGTGTGGCATTTGGTGGTGTAGGTAGGTTCCTGAACGCCCGCGGTGAGAGCGCTGCAACTCCTGAATTTTCCCCAGCGGAGGTGGATGCAGCGCTGGCAGCAAATGCCTCACATCACGCTGAGATCGATGTTGCTCCTGGTGTTCCGGTTAATGTTCTGTCACGTGATGCGCATATACAGGCGCTACAGAAAGCAATGAACGATGTAAGCCAGGGTCGTGCAGTTGATGTGGCCAGCATTGCCGAACCAGCATCATTTAGCGATATTCCTGGGAGGAGAAACCTTATTTCTCAGGCCATAGATGAAACCCTGTATCGCTCTGAAGAAGGAAGCACTCAGATAGCTGTTGATACCAGAGCGCTGGAACAGCAAGCGGCTCAGGCTTTAGACGTTGAGCAGGTTAATCAGTTGCAGACTGATATCGCTGGCATCGAGAGATCCATTGAAACACTCAACCAGGAACGCTCAGGAGTCCTGAACGAACAACCTTCAGGCAGCGGACGTGAATTATCACGTTCACGTGCAGCGCGTCAGGAAAGGCTGCGTGATATTGACCAGCGTATCAATGACGAGTCGGTCAGACTACAGACGGCAAAGGATAATCTGGCGGCGAATGTTGAGGGAGGGGTTAACTTTGAAGCGCGGGCTGAATTAGCCAGACGCCAGCAGGCAGAAAGCGATCTTAACGCACAGGCCATGTCATTCTATAAAACAGCAGAAGTGCGGACTCCTGACGAGGCTGCACCTTTTGAACCTGGTGCTGTATTGCGACATGCAGAGCAAAGGCCAACGGCTGAACAGGCCGGAGATATGGATCTGCGTATCGCTGAAGACTCGCTTGTTGAGTCACCTGACATGATGATCACCATTCTCGATGATGACGGAAACCCACAGTCGCGCAGCGCTCGGGAAGTGCTGGACGAAGTGAGCAGAGAGAATGAGCAGGCAGTACAGGATTCCAGCCTTTTTGACGTGGCTGTAGCGTGTTTCTTGAGAGGATAATTGAATGAGACAGGAATGTATTCAGGCCGTGCAACAGGCAGCACAGCGCACTCTTACAGCCCGAGAAATACAGAATATCGAAGACCGCATTTACCGCAATATGCGATCTATTGCCCGTGACGATCCGATGTCATGGCGTCAACTTAACGACGCTGAACGCCTGCGCCGAGCCGGGCAACTGGCGGCTGAAGAGTTGCAGCGAGAGGTGGCACTGAAAAAACGCCGTGTCGCGCTTACCATCGCAGCGCGTCAGCGCCTGGACAACTTCATTAACAGTTATCAGGGTGCTGACGGAAAGCTAGGCGCACTCAACCGCACGATCGCCTTCAGCGCTGACGGTAAATCAAACTTTCTGTCTGTTGAGTCACGCACGAAAGCGACCCGTGATTACGCATTAAGCCAGTTACAGGAGGTATTCGAGGCTGTTGATCCTCGTTTCTTCGGTCTGTTTGAAGATGAAGCCGGAGTCCGTGATCTGGTGTTTGAGATGCGCGGCCAGAAAACTGGCAATGCGAAAGCCATGAAAGGGGCTAAAGCCTGGGGCGAAGTTACTGAGCTACTGCGCCGCAGGTTTAATGATGCTGGTGGTGATATCGGATATCTGGAAAACTGGGGTATACCACAGCACCACTCTATGGAAAAGGTTGGGGCGGTATCGAAGGATAAGTGGGTAAGTGATGTGATTGGTAAACTCGATCGCAAATATTACACACGCGCCGACGGCCAGTTGATGAATGATACTGAGTTATCAGCTTTTCTCGGTGAAGCCTATAACACGATTGCCACAGGTGGCCTGAATAAACTCACTGATACCGGTATGCGTATTTCCGGTGCGCGGGCAAACCGTGGCAACGCCTCACGCCAAATCCACTTTAAAGACGCTGATTCATACCTTCAGTACCAGCAGATGTACGGCGACCGGTCACTCTGGGAAATCATGGTAGGGCACCTGGAAGGTATCAGTAAAGACATTGCGCTGGTGGAAACCTACGGACCAAACCCGGATCATGTGTTCCGCTCACTGCTGGATCAGACGAAATCAGAGACAGCTACGGCTAACCCGCAGGATACCGGTAGTATAGAGCGCCAGGCAAACAATACTGAGAACCTGTATAACTTTATTTCTGGTAAAACTCAGCCTGTTGCAAACCCGCATATTGCGCGCTGGTCGGATAACATCCGCAACTGGATGGTTGCCAGTCGTCTCGGTTCTGCTCTGTTGTCATCGTTCTCTGATCTTGGAACCATGTACCTGTCAGCGAAGGTTACCAACCTTCCGATGAATCAGCTATTCCGTAACCAGCTTGAAGCTATGGACCCAACGAATCGCACTGAATTGGCCAGGGCTCGTCGTGCTGGCTTGGCTATGGAATCACTGCTCGGCAGCGTTAACCGCTGGGCGATGGATAATATGGGACCGTCTGTCTCCCGGTGGGCTGCAACTGCGGTTATGCGCGCCAGTGGATTAACTGCGTGGTCAGACGCGCACAAGCGTGCCTACGGTGTCACTATGATGGGCAGTCTTGGTGATGTTGTCACCAGAACGCCGGATCTGAAAAGCCTGTCTAATGACGATTTCCGCATACTGAAAAGCAAAGGAATCACCGATACCGACTGGAGCGTGTGGAAACTGGCGCAACAGGAGGACTGGGGGAAAGGCAACGATACGATGCTGACTCCGGAAAGCATCATGCGTATACCCGATGCTGCTGTAGAGCACCTCGGATCACCGGAGCGCGTGAAGTTTGAAGCAATGCGTAAGTTACTCGGAGCGGTTACCGAAGAAGTTGACATGGCTGTGATAACTCCGGGCGCGCGTGAGCAGATGGTTACCGGTTCAGGTATTCAGCGCGGAACATGGAAAGGTGAATTAACCCGCAGCGTATTCTTGTTCAAGTCATTCCCGATCTCTGTCGTGATGCGCCACTGGTCGCGGGCTATGGGTATGCCTTCTGCTGGTGGGCGGGCTGCTTATATCGCGACGTTTATAGCCAGCACGACAATACTTGGCGCGCTTTCTCAGCAACTAAATGACATGGCATCAGGCCGTAATCCGCGGGATATGGTCGGTGAAGATGCTGCTAAATTCTGGCTTGGTGCTCTGCTGAAAGGCGGCGGTCTTGGCCTGTACGGTGATTTCCTGTTGTCTGATCACACCCGGTACGGAAGCGGCGCACTGGCTTCAATGCTCGGACCGGTGGCTGGCCTGGTCGATGACGTTATCAAAATAGGCCAGGGTATTCCACTGAATGCGGTAGAAGGTAAGAGCGAGCAAACTGGTGGTGATCTGGTTAAGCTTGGAAAAGGTCTGACACCTGGTGCCAACATCTGGTACCTGAAGGCTGCGCTTGATCATATGATCTTTAATCAGATGCAAGAATATTTTTCCCCTGGCTATCTGCGTAAGATGGAGCAGCGTTCGAAGAAAGAATTTAACCAGACATACTGGTGGCGACCTCAGGATGTTACTCCGCAATAAGGATGCGAAAATGATTGTTATAATTCTTGTTGTGTTGGCACTTGTCGCGCTTGTCGTAATGAACCGTAAATGTATCATTGAAGATGGGGAATTTGCCGTCGCAGTTGTTTTAATATTATCTGGTATAGCAGGGTACATAGGTTTGTCATAGCATGAGTGTGACATGTCACTAGGCCGCAATAGCGGCCTTTTATTTTTCATTAAGTGGTTTGCTTACGTAACTGTTCCGCACAGTAATCGAGATGAGTTTGCAGATCCTGCATGGTCATTTGAGAACTTGTGACGTAGTTCACAAGAGCAACCAGTTCAGCAAGTGGCCCATCAACATTGAAGCCATCTTTATCGAGTTCCCGCAGCAACTTCATCAGGTGCGATTCCTCCACCAGGGATCTAACGCCTACCGGCGTGTGTATTCTTTCCTCAAATCCTTCTTCCAGCGGATGGTGATACTGCCGTTGCATCTCTTCTTCTCCATGCAATCACTGTATAAAACATACAGTAGCAGAAGATATCAGGACTATCCAGCATGAAATGTAAATTACCTGTAAGGTAATAAAGCAACTGATTAATACCTAAACGATTCATATAAGGTTTATTGGGTAATAGAATGATCCAGAGTGCATGCGCGCCGGGCGCAAAAGCAATCTGGAGAAAATGACATGACGGTTTCAACCGAAGTTGACCACAATGACTACACAGGTAACGGGGTCACGACATCATTCCCTTATACCTTCCGAATTTTTCATAAGTCTGATCTGGTGGTGCAGGTTGTTGACCTGAGCGAAAACATCACTGACTTAACACTGGACACTGATTACACGGTGACAGGGGCTGGCGGATATACTGGCGGGAATGTTGTTTTATCGTCGCCTCTTGCCAATGGTTATCAGATTTCGATATCCAGAGAGTTACCGGTTACCCAGGAAACTGATCTCAGAAATCAGGGTAAGTTTTTCGCAGAAGTGCATGAGGATGCTTTTGATAAGTTGACCATGCTGATACAGCAGGCAATTAGTTGGCTGCGCCTTTCTTTACGTAAGCCATCTTTTATTGCAAATTATTATGATGCCTTGGGTAACTACATACGAAATCTTCGTGACCCGTCACGACCACAGGATGCAGCTACAAAAAATTACGTTGACGGAGTTGCTGAAGGTAACATTTCTTATGCAGATTCTCTATTTAAAAGAACCTTAAGAGTTCCTGAGGATTATGTTGACCAGATACCATCAAATGCTGATAGATCAAATAAAATACTTGCTTTTGATTCTGGCGGTAAACCTATTGCTGTTTTACCTGAATCTGGTTCTGCTTCAGATGTTTTAATTGAGCTGGCAAATAACGGTGATAAAAAAATTGGTAGCTCATATGGAGGCACAGTTTATAGCGACTACCAACAATCAATTTTTGTCAAAAAGGCAGAATTTTCTTCAGGTTTAACCATTTCATCTAAGAATGATGCTTGTCTTTATGCTGATGGGCTATGGTACGTATGGACTGGAGCATTACCTCACACCATCTCGTCTGGTGAATTTCCGGATGTCGAAACAACTAAATGGGCATGCGTTGGACTTCTGAATGGCTACCGAATCAATGAAGTAAAAAATTTCATTGAGAAACCCGGCATCACAAATGATTCACCAGCAATTAAACTTGCTATTTACTCGTTAGTGCGTCTTGGCTACGGAGAGTTGATTGTTACAGCTAACTCAAAAGTAAACATAATCACAGAGGTTGCAATACCATTTGCCATTGATGGAATCCCTGTATCCATAGGAATAAGAGGTGAAGGTGTAATAAACTCTCTGGGGAATGTCCCAGAGATAAGGTTTGGACTTAACTCAAGGGGGATTGTGTTTGGTAATGTTTGCTATTCATTAGACCGCCTGGTGTTATCACAATATGTAGGATCAGAAAATACAGATGTGATAAGCAAAACATCCAACACCATTACTCTGGTATCAAATCCATTTCAGGCTAATGGTGGAAATATAATTACATGGCCTTTGACTGACAACAACACCGCAGGTGTTCCAGTAAGTAACTTCTGTCAATTCAGCACTAACTCTGGGGCTTTCTTTGCTACAGGACTTGTTAATAACTCTGATGGGAGTTGTACATTAACCGGAGTTACTGGATGCAATGGAACCCCTTCGTCAGAGATATCGAACGTCACAAAAGTTGTCAGATTTACATCAAGAGCGCATCAGTTACCAGATGACACCTATCCGCGCACAGCAGCATGCATCAGTTTAGATGTCATAGAGAACCCTACTATAAGCAACTTATGGGTTCTGCAAACATATCGAACTTTCTCATTCAAAGATGGAAATGGAGGCGGAGAAGGTTCAGGTCTGGGTCATTACGGATTGTGGAATGACATCATAGTCGATGGGACCAAAGAATTTGTAGGCGGTACAGATTTGAGTGGCGGCAGCATTCAAGGAATTGAAGGCGGACAGTTTGTTAATATCCATCTGTTTGGTACTAAGTATGGTTTTCGTGGCCGAAGAATGAAGTCATGTATGTTATCAAACTGCACACACTATGCTTTTACAGGCGGTAAAATATTTGACATTCTGGAGTTTGATGGTTTTTCATGGGTAGGCGGTTCTATTGGTTGGAACTCAGGTTCTGGGTACATCAGCAATGTTATGGATTGTGTAAATGGTGATAACATTACATTCACCGGTGTTAAGTTTGGTAGGCACCACACTACAGAATCAGGACCGGCTTTTAAATGCTCATCTCGTTTTACTAATTTTTCATTTACCGGAAACAGCCATGAATCAGTGAGCGAAGGTGGATTCACTGATATTGGTTTCTTTGATGTAAATGAATTTTCTAGATCAAGTATTGGCGAAAACGCAATTGGGTTTAATGGTAATGGGCAACCAACACTAACGATGTCTACTTCTGCACCTGATATTGCAAGATTCGCAGGTACTAGATTTAATCAGCCTGTTCTCACAAATGCCCCTGCTGGCATTTATGATAACGAACATACTTCAGGTAAAGGAACATTCTATTCTACATCAGACTATCGTGACTCAGGTAAGATTTTAATAATACCTGATATTAACTCGGCTTCACCATGGCCTGATGATTCTAGAAATATAATAAAATTTGGCGGTACTTTATCTCCTGGTAAAACTCTAATGCTTCCAGAGCTAACTATATTGAATGGGACGCTTCTTAGGAGCATGGTTTTACTAGATCTTTCATCAGTAAATTTCAATGGTCAGACTATCGGTATTTATAATGGACCTACACTTATAACTACATTGTCATCACAAGGAATATATGAGTTCCTTAGTGTAGGATCTACTTATTACAGGATAAAATAAAAAAGCGGGGCATTGACCCCGCAGCTAAACTATCTTCGAATCTTATTAATTATCTTTCTTCCTAGATTAACAAAAGGCTTTTCTACTGTATAGAATAGGATGGAAGATAAAGCAAACGCAATTATCAACATTATATAAACATTTCCAAACCCACCATTTGGGGAATATATGCTTGAAACGAAAAACAATGTTGTTATTGATTGTATTATTATTGGATGGGGGAGGTATAGAGAATATGAAATATCACCTAAAAAGTTTAATGATTTAATTGGTTTTATTGGATGGTTTTTTTCATAAACTGTAAGAGATAATAGTAATAAAGCTGCAAACATACCGCTTGAATTTATTCCATGCCCACCATTTACACCAGTAATGTAATATAGAATAAACAATGACAAAGAAATTATTACCATTCCTGTTGATACTAACTGAAAAAATCTATTGCGTGATCTCTTGTATATTTCATAAATTAATATGCCAACTGCAAACTCAATAAACATAGGTGAAGACAACAATCGGATAGCGCTGTCAAAAAAATAAATACCTGTATGCGCTATTACAGCGTCATATCCACTTAATGAAATGCTATTATTATAATAATATCCGATTAAAAAAGGTAGCGCCACAAGAACAGCCGAGCAAATTAACCCGCGATATCTCCATGATGCCATCATTGAAAATGAAAAAATAAAGTAAAATATAATCTCATACATTAAAGTCCATGCAGTATATATCAGTGAATACCCAAACCATGGCGCTTGTGAGTTCATGTATAATGGTATAAAAAACAACGACTTATAGAAGCTTAAATCTATTGGCTTTGATAGGAGATATGTGCATAAAATAAGACAAACTATATATACTGGATATAGCCTAAAGATTCTTTTAATGGCAAACGATAAAGATGATTTATCTTTTTCTGTTGATAGCATGATAACAAACCCGCTAACCATAAAAAATAAATCTACACCTATATACCCATTGCTAAAAAGAAGATCCCCAAGTCCTTTTTGTGCATATGATGCATTTAACTCACCGCGATAATGGTAAAGAACTACCAGTATCGCCGCTATCCCTCTTAAATACTGTAATGACAATATCATATTTTAATCTTATTAATTCTCAGTTTGTTAAAATTTAATTGATATGGCTGGTCTATAAATAGTTCAACTATATTCCATTAAGTGCACTGTAGTTTAATTTGATCTTATCCACTCTAAGCCTCCGTGAACTTCCGCCGATTGTCCTGTAGAAATAATTAAAGGAATACCATTTATTAAATTGAAGTAACTTTTATATCCAACAAAGAAAGCAGAAGGATACTTATCACTCACATTTAATCTTTTCCCTAATCCGTATTTAGTGTCTAACCATACCACAACTTCATCATTATGTTTGTTCTTTGCAGTCATGCGGTAAACATTTGGATATTTACCCTTAGGGCCACTATCATTTGGTCCGCTGGAGGTGTCTTTCCATTCTTGAGAGTCACCTGATTCATAACGAATTGAACTATTAGCATACAGTTGGGAAAGTGCAGTTTGTAGTCCGTAGTAAGTGTGTATCCTCACCTTTTCAAGGGGAACCATTTTGATATGCACATCTGCACGTCCTTCATTAAATTTCATTTTTACTTTCTGTTGAATAATCTCTCTACCAGAACCATCTTTCTTTTTGGTGTTAAAGCCCTGTATGTTAGACGTGGTTTCTATCACTAAATCATTTGTATACCCCTTAAATGTATCATTGACCATCTTCCCATCTACCCATACCTGAAGAGAAACATGCCTGGCTGTAGGAGAGCCACTCTGGTTCCCATTAAACCCATGCCAGCCACCTGTGAACTCAGCTATTGGATCATCACCATCTTCATTACTTTCTGCGCTGACCATAATTGGTCCAATGATGTCCGTGTCGAATGTTTGAACTGTCGTTAACCCATCCAGTCTGCCACTGGGAAAATCTGTATACTTCCAAGAAAAATTTTTGTAAAGCCTTGAAAATGAAAATATTTTGTTAAGACCAGTTCTATTAAGCTCAATTACCCGGTCTTCAAGTAGTGAATATTTGTACTGAATTTTTATGTCTGCTTTCTGGACATTAACACTAACGTACTGTTTTTCTTTTGCAACATCCTCAGACGCTGTTCCTGCTAACGTGCAAGCTATGATGATAAACAAAGAAATTGATATCGTTTTTTTCATGCCAATTTACCCGAAAACAATCTTGTAGTAATCATAACTTTTCTGTGCATTTTTTTCATTTTGTTAGATTTATCCACAAATAATGTGTAGAAACTCGCCAAGAGTGTCATAGTTTATTTAAACCATATATGGTTTATTGTGTATGATGTGATCACCAACTAATGGGGGTCTTTATGCACAGTAAACGGTGGTCACCATGTCAGCCCAGCTAACCAGTGAGTCTTTAAATCAGTGGCTTAGTATGGGTTCTCTGGCTGCAGTGATCGCAGGAGTTCCACCAGAGGTGGCGCTTGGTGCTTTATCAGGCGCGGTAATATTTATTACCTCGGCCGTTGAGTATCCAATTCGCCGCCGGGTTCTCCTGTCGATGCTCAGCTTCCTCTGCGGGCTTCTATTCTACAAACCAACTGCCTCAATTCTTATCGGCGTAGCAAGCCTGATCCCAACTATCACGCAGGACTCTTTTGAGAAAGGGATCGTCTTCTCTGCTGGCGCGTTCGTGTCGGCAATCGTCGCAGTACGTATTGGTATCTGGCTCTATCACCGCTCCGACAATCCACGCGATTTAATCCCGGGGAGAAAAGACGATGACAACTCATGAGCTGATTTTACTCGTCGCCAATGCGGTTATCTGTTCTGCGATAGCAATCCGCGTCGGAACCTTCCGGCGTAATGGATCGCAACACCGCCGGTGGGGTGGGTGGATAGCCTACTTCCTTATCGTGGCGTCAGCCAGCATCCCCGTCCGCGCCGCATATGCAATCTGGTATCACACACCAATGGCCGCTGATTTATCAGAGGTCATCATCAATGCTGTCATGCTTGCCGCCGTCCTGAAGACGCGCGGTAACGTCGTGCAGATATTCAAAATATCGAGGTCTCAACATGGACATTAACCAGTTCCGGCGTGCAGCCGGTATCACTGAGCAACTGGCCGCACGCTGGTACCAACATATCACTGCTGCTATGAATGAGTTTGGCATTACCAAGCCAGATGACCAGGCGATGTTTATCGCGCAGGTCGGGCATGAGTCCGGAGGATTTACCAGGTTACAGGAAAACTTCAACTACAGCGTTAACGGGCTGTCTGGGTTTATCCGTGCCGGGCGCATCACTCCAGACCAGGCCAACGCACTCGGCAGGAAAACATATGAGAAGTCTCTTCCTCTGGAGCGCCAGCGCGCGATCGCCAATCTGGTGTACAGCAAGCGCATGGGTAACAACGGCCCGGGTGATGGATGGAATTATCGCGGTCGTGGACTTATCCAGATCACTGGTCTGAACAACTACCGGGATTGCGGTAATGGTCTGAAGGTTGATCTGGTCGCTCAGCCTGAACTGCTGTCGCAGGATGAATACGCGGCCCGCAGCGCGGCGTGGTTTTTCGCCAGTAAAGGCTGCATGAAGTACACGGGAGACCTGGTGCGCGTCACGCAGATTATCAACGGTGGCCAGAACGGTATCGACGACCGGCGAGCACGTTACGCCGCTGCCCGTAAGGCACTGTTATGATCTGGGCATTCATCAAAGCGTACTGGAAACAGTTGCTTATAGTGTCGATGCTTGCTGCTCTTGTCATCAGCGGCGTGGCTGCCTGGAATGTCCACGGTGACCGCCAGTACTATGCCGGGTATGCGCAGGCGCAGGAAGACCAGAAACAGGCTGATGATAAAGCCCGTAATCACGATGAACAGGAGAAAGCTACCAATGAACGTGAAGCGCAGCAGAGGATCGACAAGGCGCGCAATGATGCTCTTGATGCTGCCGCTCGCGCTGGCAGGTTGCAGCAACAGCTCGTTGCCATCCGTGAGCAGCTCAGGCAGTATAACTCCACTGTCGGCACTGGGGCGTCAGCCGCAGATACCGGAGTTTTGCTTGCCGACGTGCTCAGCAAATCTCTCGAGCGAAACCGACAGCTGGCAGAGTACGCTGACCGGGCCGCAGAAGCCGGACGAGTCTGTGAAAAGCAGTACGATTCGCTGACCCGGTGACATGGCATTTTTCATGGTACTGATTTCCGGTGACGGTATATAAAACGGTATGAAAAATTTCATTGTTTTAAAAGTTGTTTTCAGTCAATTAGTTATGAGTTTAGTAAATAATTGAGTGGGAATGATTTGACCCTGCACTATGAATGAACAAAACCCTCTGTTACTACAGAGGGTTTTTTATCCTAAAGAATTATAGACTTGAAGTTACTAACATCGTTTAGTTAAACCAGCTATCTGATTTATTCTCTTCTGCTTTGCCCACGCTTTTCATCAGATCGCGACCGCCTTCAGTCATATTCCTGTTTGCGTCAGCTTCAGATTGCACCACATCGGTTTGCGCAGCTTTGTGCTTCAGTTCCTGATCGATAAATTCGTTTTCGCGCTTAACGCGGGCTTCTTCTTTCGCCAGCGCCAGTTTTTGTTTCTGAATCTCTAAGCTGCGTAGCTCATCTTCATAACTTTGATCGCGTTTTTTGTCCGCAGTGGCTTCGGCGTCCAGTTTATCCTGACGAGCTTTCTTATTCGCTGCTGCCGTTGCCGCTCTTTTATTAGCCGCGGCCTGGGCGTTTGCGCGACGTTGCTTCTCTTGCTGGATTTCCCTGTTGCGCTCCGCGACCCATTCGTCATGCTGCCTTTGCTCTTCATTTTTACCTTGCTGTTCCGCTTCTGCGACAGCCGAGAGTTGATCCTGCAATGATGAGGCGATAGCCGGATAGCTTAAGGAGGCTAAGATGGCGCAAAGAAAAACTTTCTTCATGACTCCTCCTGATTATTAGCTCTTTTCAGGACATTTGGTATTTGGCTGAATACGCGTTTCGTTATACGTCGTGGTAATAACAACGGCTAAACCTGTCGTAAACTGGCACTCTTTACCCACCTGGGTGGAGGTATACACTTTGGTGCCTTCCTTATATGTTAAAGAAACACCTTCCACTAAGGTTTTATCATTCACCATAGAACCCGCTGCTGCGCCAACAGCTCCGCCGCCAACTGCACCTGCTGTCGTTCCGGAATTGCTGCCAGACCCGACGTTGTGGCCGATAACACCGCCAGCGACAGCGCCAATAAGCGCGCCGAAGGCTTGTGCGTTCCGTTTATTTTGGGCGTTGTCTACGGCAACTTTTGCGGGAAGAATGGAAATAATATTAACGGTTTTAGTTTCTTGTTTGGTATTCAGTTGATCGGTTTGATAAACATCGGCGGCATGATCATCAGCATTTGACTGGCATCCTGCCAGAGTGAATGACGCTAACATTGCCACAGGCAGAAGACATTTTTTAAATTTCAT